GTGCATTGTGCACCAAACACTATGCGCCCGTAGCTCAGTGGATAGAGCATCGGCCTCCGGAGCCGTGTGCGGTGGTTCGATTCCACTCGGGCGTACCAGCAAAAAATTACCGTCAAAGCCTAGTTTTTAAGGGCTTTGACGGTTTTTATTTTTTGTGAATCATATTCTTGATAGTGCCGTAAGAAGTCGTGAAATGGCATTAAAAAACACTAAAGTGCGACCAAAACTGCGACCACTTTTGACATATTAATGATGATGTTTCCCCGCTCTCCACAGATAAAAAACTTTACCTGCTCCAGCATCAGGATCGTTGATGTATGCCTTGGCAAATTTTACATACTGCGCAACATCTTCTCCCCAGAGATTCGAATAATCGCTATGCAACATATTCATTAAATAATACCAGTCGTACTTATTGGCATGTACACCGTTCTGATCCATAACACGGGTAGTTTCTTCTACTGTCCAATGTTCTCCGATAGTACCGTCAACATTTTTCATTTCCGAAACTGCCTTTTTAGCAAGGTGTTCATCAAAGTGCGGACCATAAGTTATACAATGAATTTTCATCATTATAGCTTCGTAATCTTCCTCATCGATGACTTTGATTTTTTCTAATGCACAGCAAACAATATCATCAACCTGTTCTTCTTTTAATTTGTCACCGTCAATATGCTCTGCATAATGATCGTACTTATGCATTATCTTCACCGTCCTTCTTTTTAGGTTTTTCCGAAAGATTTTCAAGCACTTTCTTTGCAACCTTTTTAGCTATTTCCTGACCTTCTCTACTTGAAAGAAATGCTATTGTAAAGCCAATTAATAAATTGCCCATTGCCAACGCCTCATTTCTTTAAAGTAACAGACGATGGAGTAACTGTAGGCGGTGTAATTTGTGGCCATACAAAAGCTGTGCAGCAAAGATTATTACTGCGAACCACTGCTAAGGGCGGTTCTGTCATCACACGCAAATTATAAATTTTTCTGCTGCGGATTTGATCTGCTCTTACTCCGTCACCGCAACGGTTAATCATTTGAATTACTGTACCGCCTGTACCATTTAAAATAACTACCGGCAGTGTATCAGCACCTGCAGGGATTGCCTGGGCAATTAACAAACAAATCTTTTCATTATTATTTATTGTCATCGCCGGAATTGTAATTTGCAATTCATTAGCAGCAACTGCCACCTCAGTACTGGCAACTAAATTAGGACATACTTTACATCCATTATTTCCACACATATTATCATCTCCTATAAAAAAATAGGGCGGATTTCTCCGCCCTGTATCACGTCTTACGACGGAGCCTTACTTTTAAACCCCTTTAAACCATGTTGCAACCGCCGTTCAGGCTATTAATGCCCAAACCATTGATAATGCCGGCATTCGGGCAAACTGCGCCAATACCAGTAACCTCAGGTTTCGGAAGCATACGGCAAGAGATAGAAGCCAGTTGAGCTTCTACAGCGTTGAATTTAGCATCACTGTATACGCGGTTTTCCAGAACGACATTTTTCGTACGTTCCTGAGCAAGTTGATCACGCAGGTTTTGATACTCATAAAAGTCAATCTTCGTACCGAGTGCAGAGAAGCCAGCCATAGTTTGCTCTTGGGTTTGACGAGCAGTATTCTCAATCAAATATTGAGTACGCGCGCTGTCGATGATTCCCTGTTTTTCTACCTGGCAATTAGATACAGCATTGCAACCATATGCAGGAGCAGCACCGTTATTATTCCAACCACCACGATTGCCTAAAAAAGCAGCAAACAGGATAATCAAGAAGATAGCAATCCCCCAAGTGTTAAAACCGCCATAATATTTTTCGTCCATCTGCAAACAACTCCTTTCTTGATATTTTATTTATCACATCAGCGTTTAAGCTGTTGTAACCCTGCACGTAACCTTGCTAAATTATCATTTGGCTGTTGCCCTTGATTAATATCAGGCTGAACAGTTCCGCCGATTCCCTGTAAATCACCGACTATATTTTTTACTTTGTTAAGATCTACACCAGCAGCCTTAGCAATAAATCCAGCCATAGGATTATTTAAATATCCATTGACCTTAGTAACAATGTCTGAACTAACACCATTCTTAGCCAAAGCGTTTAGCGCATCACCCTTACTATTAACCTTGTTCGCTACATTCATCGCCGTCGCCCATGCTTCCGCAAGGCGGTTCGTGTCCTGCTGGTTTAGTCTCAGCATTTGTGCTACAGCTTGTGGATTGATCATTTTTAAGCACCTCGATTTCACGCTTCATATTCTGCATTTCTTTCAGCATATCTGCCATAAGTTCCGTTTGCTCCTGCATCTGCTGTTCTGGTGTTTTAGGTTGGGTAATTACTTTAAGTTCAACAAGCTTGTTATAATATTCATTACTGATTTTTTCTAACTCATCATACGCACTTTGAGTAACTCCAACCTTCTGCCTGTTCCCATAAAAATCAACCTGAATAATATTTGTTCCATCTACAATGCAAGTCATCGTTTGTGAATATGTAGTAAGTACAGAACTGCTTGTAATTCCTAAATTCATATTGCCACTCATAGTCTTGCCTCCGTTCATTTATCTTAACTATATTATCCGTTAAATCAGCTCTTATAATCCGTCAACATTCCCTCATAATTCCCTAATATGGGCATAAAAAATAAGGCAGCCACAACTATTATGTGACTGCCTTTAATGCTCTCTTAACTGAATTATACGCCTGCTGCAGATCTCTTTCGACCGTTTGCACTGACGTATCTATTTTCATTGCTATTTGATAGTTTTTAAGATCGTGAATAAATTTGAGTTCTATAATTTCAATTTGCCGCGGCGTTAGTTTGGCTTCTGAAATAATTGCTTCAAATTCCTTTCGTGTGGACTGCGAAAGCCAATCTCTTGCCTGCAAACGGCAAGTATCCATATAATCACCTGCTCGCTGCTATAGCTCCTACTAATACCCCTCCTGCAAATCCCCAAAAGGCCTTCTGCCTCTGCTTTAATTCACTTCTGGACTTCTCCTGTTTCATTTGAACGCTCAACGTCTGCAAGGATTTGTTTTGCTCTGCTATTGTTTTTTTGGAGTTCGACAATGATTCCTGCGCAAGCATTAGCTCGCTCCTTATCTTCTGATAAGATAAACGCTGCTCTTCGATTAGCTTCTTCAGCTTGTTCGAGTTCATCTGCTGCAGTTCCAACGTGTTCGATAGCCCTATCAACAGATTTTCCTGTCTGTTTATTATCGTCTGCAATTCGTTGAACTGTTCCCTGGACATCGTTATTGTTTCCGGAAGTTCCTCCGCAAAACAATTTAAAGAAAATGATAAGCACAGCAATAAGGGCAAAACTAATAACAAGATACTTGCTATACCTGATTTGTTTTTCTTCATTCACTTTCTGCCCTTCTTTCAAATTAAATTCTATTTCATTATCATTAAGATAGTTCTATTTTCAATATAATCAACCTGTGCGCCGTTTTCTATACTCCTACTTATATTTACTAGTGTTTTGGAGATAAAACAACGCACAGGCTAATTCTGCGGCTGGGTTTTATCTTACAGATTGTAATAAGTAATGCACCCTACCAGAATCGCAAGAGCAATACCACCCCAAATCAAAATACGCTGTTTTTCCATATTAGTCACCTCCTTCCAAATATTTATTCCTGATCGTCCCAAAGATATACACCGGTAGAATTACCATTGTCACGCATATCCACATGCACAAACTCCTGACCGTAATACTCCCCAACACCGTCAAAAATCTGTTTGCAAATATTCGCCAGTTCCCATACCCCCATACCGTCAACATAGATATCCGCTGCAGTTCCCTGTACGTGCTGGCTATTTGATACGCCGCCTACAGCAGCATTATGCTCTGGACAACGATATGCATTAGTTACATATATAGGTTTACCCACAATAGTACGCAATCTTTCCAACCCATCAAGCAGAACTCCACTAATACCACCAGCAGGAAGTTGTCCACAGTGGTGACAGCTCATTTCACTTTCACTAAAATGTTCACTCAGCATTTTTATCTCCTACTTTCTTTTCAAACTTATCAGGAACACCGTCCCCGTCTTTATCTACTAAACTCGTAGCTATAAAAGTAATAAATGCAACCATAGCCGGTCCTATAACCTCTCTTATCAGTGCTAGAAGATCAGACATAACAATTTTATCCAACCACAACCACATATACATCCACGCAGCGTAATAGGTCAGTATCAGTAAAACGACTGCAATAAAATAGCCTACAATGACAGCCATTATTTTTGGCGACATTGAGGCTACTTTGTTTCTGGCACTCACTATTAAGTTTTTTATTTTCTCAAACATAAATATCACTTATCCCTTTGATCACTCACTTTATAACTACACCATAAACAGCTACCGCTAATGTCGCCAACCAAGCCAGTAAACTTACGTTTCCGCGGATGCAGCCGCTTTGACATTCTAAGTTTGTTATACGCTCCTCGTGATCGGCAATTGTTTTTTCTTGCTGATCACATTGTCTATTTTTCGCCTCACCCAAGACAACGAGCCTAGTTATCTCCTGACCCATTTGATCTAACCGTTCAAAAATTCTTCTAGTATCTCCTTCTGCCATATCAACGCACCGCCTAATCTAATATAATAGCGTCCAAATCCTCTTTGCTTAACGCTGCCTCTACTTGTGCCTGTTTAATCCATCCTTGCTGCTTGCAAGCACCTATATGAGACGATAAATCAGCACACCAGGTATATACCTGAGTAGCGTTAAGATACTGTATTGTTTTTTCAGTTTCCCCTTCTTTATAGCCCCGGACTGGACATCCTAACGGATATTCGTTTGCAAAACGTTCTGTGCTGACATTCAGTGCAATTCCCTGCATCGTAAGCTGAGTATCTTTATCGCTATCATACCTCACAGGGCTACCGGTGCATTGAGAAATAAAACCGCCAGTAATTTTATCTGCTGTCCATGCGTCAACAAGTTCAAGCTTTTGGGCTTTTAACTCTTCAAATGTATATTCTTCGTTAGGCGGTGGTGCTAAAACAAGCCCTACACCTTCTTTAAAACTAACTAAATAACCTACTTCGCAGTCTAAGCCTGTTACATCAATCCAATACGTTGATGGATCGAAAATAGTAGGTAACTGCTCCATTGTTAAATTAGTTTCATAAATATAAATTATCTTACCGTACAATGGCTGTGCGAATCTATTTTTTGCCATTTAAATATCACCACCGTATTCTATAATTACCCAGCCGTTATTACCAGTACCTCCAGTACCTCCAGTACCCCCTATAGAAGCACTATTACCACCAGCGCCTCCTGCTCCACCAGAACCATAACTAGTTCCAGTACTACCATTACTGCCTGCCGAAGCACCACCACCGCCTCCACCGCCATTGGCCGTTATACCTAATGCAGATGACGCATTACCATTAGCCCCTTGGCTTCCTTTGCCAAAAGATCCGCTCCCGCCAGCACCTCCTGTACCTCCTGCTCCAACAATAACACTGTAAGGTGTAGAAGAGGTAACTGATTTCACGCCTACAATTAGGTTACCGCTCCCACCAGTACCTCCTGTACCATTATACGAACCGCCACCTCCACCGCCGCCTCCACCAGCAACAGTTGCTTTAGCACTTGTAACTCCAGCAGCAAATGTAATAGTATAAGTACCTGGAGTTCTATATTCAACCTTATTGTAGGGAGGCTTTCCACTGTTTAATATAGCGTATGAATCGCCACCACTACCTTTAACCCTACCGCTTGTCGCTCTGCTGTCTGCTATATCTCCAATAGCAACATAAGCAGGAACGCCGTCTATCTTAGCATTTACCCAATGTTCCCCAACTTCGGCAGTAGTAGAGTAGGCTTTCGCCGTTTGTTGCACGCCATCTTTTTTAAAATTCAATTTCTTTGCTAATTCTGCCATAATATCACCCTATCCAAAATTCAGCACCATTTGGGAACACCAAGTGTCCTTCTGTATTGTATATGGTTATGTCTTTCGTACCGTCAAATGCTACGCCGTTTATTGTGCGGGCGGTTTCTAGTTTCGTAGCGGTATTTGCATTACCTAACCACTTCGCAACACCGACATTTGTTATTCGCGCAAATTCAAAGGCATTATGTGAAAGGATTGCTGTTTCACTGTCGTTAGTAGTTATTGATGTAGACGCAGTATTATTGCCAATTCTGAAATAGTGTCCAGCGTTTTCTGTCGCAATATAGTTTAACGCCCCTGTTGTGCTAGATATAATATTCGCTTGTACTGTTGCTGATTGGGGTTTGTTGCCTAAAATAATTTGTCCTTGACTGCCTGCTGTTGTGCCACTTGATACAGCAATGTTTGCTCTGAAAGTATTTAAAGCTGTAAAAACATTAGTACCTTGCTCTATAGCCTCTTTCGTCTTTAACGGCGTCATTGCTTTGTTATCAACTACACCATCGATAGCTTCCTCTGTTGTCGCTATACCAGTAATACCGGCTAAACCTTCTAAGCTATCAGCAATATCCTGCGCTCTATCTGCCTGCCTTGTAGCTGTAGTTGCTGAAGATGCTGCTGATTTAGCACTGCTTTCTGCACTTGTCTTACTCGCAGAAGCTGAATTTGCTGATGCTACAGCTAACGTTTTAGATTCTAATGCAGATTCAGCACTACTAGAAGCCGCACTAGCGGAATCTGAAGCACTTTTTTTACTATTTTCTGCAGCAGTTTCAGCAGCCTTAGCATTTTCTTCACTTTTTGCAGATTTGGTTTCACTAGCTTTCGCATTATTCTCACTTGTTAATGCTGCATTTTTACTTGCTAATGCTGCATCAGCACTGCTAGAAGCTGATTCTGCCGAAGCCTGGGCTGTTTCTGCACTGGCAGCAGCAGACGACTGTGATGCAGCCGCAGCATTTTTACTTGCTAATGCTGATTCAGCAGAAGAAACAGCTACACTTTTTGCGTTTTCTGCGGCAGCCACTTTTTCATCAAGTAACGTTTGAACGTTATTAACAGCATCTTCTGCCGCAGTAGCCGCAGCTTTAACAGCGGTATTTTTAGCAGCAACAGCTTCGTCCTTTATTTCCGTAGTCTCATTTACTGCAGCATCTTTTATAGCGGTCAGCTCTTCGATTGCAGTATTTTTAATATTTGTTGTTTCGTTAACGGCGCTCTCTTTGACCTGTTTCGTTTGTTCTAATACATCTTTAGCTAAAGGTAACACCCTCGCCGGGTCCTCCGTCAGCACAAGCCCATCACCAGCATCGTTGATTCTAAAACTCATTCCAGCCTTTACCGGAAAAGTATTATTAAAATTACTTACATCAATACCAGCAGATAATGTCCTATCCAATTTTTCATTTAATTGCTGACATATAAAAGTTAGATCGTCAAAAGACAATTCAATATTCTCTGCAAAAAACGGACCTTGATTAACCAGGTTCATTAGCTGATACAATGGCAGCTCACGATAAATAGTTATTTTATGACCATCAGGCAGCGGATCGCCATTAGCTGGATAAGTAACTGTTTTAGCTCCAAGATCAACAGAAAAATTCTCCGTTTCTACGGCAACGCTATCATCACCTGTAATATATACTTTTATATATTCAGGATGATCCGTCATCTGAAATGTTATTGGGAATTTCGTTGTCGCTCCATTACCAACATAAATATCTTTAACTGTCGTATTCTGTACCGTCATATTCTCACCACCCTTAAACCTTTACTGCGGCCGGAGCATCTTTAACCACATTGGCATTTAGCATACTGGCTATGGTTGATGCTATCTTTAACTTCTCGTCCAAAGATGCAGCCTTCTTCTGCTCCTCCAACAGTAAATTTATTTGGTCTTGTATGATAGCCTCTTTATCCATAAATTCACTCCTGTTCTATAACTGGAAGTACGCCTTTGTTCTTCAATTTATTAATACTAGAAATTTTCAGTTTTAATAATTAATGACATTAAGAATCAGGTTCTTCGGGTTCGCTTAATAGATCGCCTCGATTTTTAGATAATGCTTTTTCTAAAAGCATTGCAGATGATTCAAACTCTTTTAGATCATGGCAAATACTTCCTAATCTTGCAAAAATTTCACCAAACAATCTGTAATCTTCATTCTTAAAATTTTTAGTTCTTAATTCATTAATCATACTTTGAAATAAATTTAAAACTTGCTCTTTGTTACTGTGTTTTGTTTCCATAAGCCTCTCCTTCCAAATAAAAAAGCGCCTACCGAAGTAAGCGCTTTCTATTAAGTTCTAACTAACTTTATGATACTATTTTAACTCATTTTTATAGTGGTTTTGTCGGATACATTTTTTATTTTTTACATCGCCTCTGCTCTCATATCCAATAACCTTACATTACTATTTTAACTCTTGTTAAAGGTCATTTTGTCGGAAACTTTTTAAAATTTTAAATACCCAACAGGAAGGGAGTAGCTTTAACCGACACCCTCGGCAGGAATTAAACTAAGCTTCGTATTGATTACATCAAGTGCATCACACGATATTTTTATACCTATGTCTTTTATTGTTGTGGCGAAGCATTGCGATTTTTCAGGCGTGTTACAGTAGTTATAAAGTTTTAATACTTCATGCAAAGCAATCAACTTGCCTTCTAAATCCTTTATCTTCTTCTGCAGCTCTATATTCATAGGCGCATTAACAAGCATGGGTCTTTGTGGCTCACACGACGATTTTACCGGGAACAATTCAGCAGGTGTAAATTTTCGATTTCTAGCTTCGTATATCTTTCTAACTCCACTTTCGGTAAGTACTATTAAGGCAGCGATTGTAGACTTGATTTTATTCTCTCTGCGGTACTCGAATAAGTCATGTCCACGCAAGAAGTAAAAATCTACATTCTCTGTCATAAACCACGGTCTACGAATATAATTTTGAATCGACGACGCATCAACATTTAAAATCATAGCTACGTCTAACTTAGTTAACACCGGTACGCCTTTCCAATATTTTATCGTAGGCTTATAAGGTTCTTCAATAAGTGTTTGCTGCAAAGGCTTCTTGCTTAGCTGTGCTTCCATTTCGTGAAAACGGTTGATATAAGATGCGGTAAACGACGATCCTTTACGACCTGTTTGCTTATGAGCTAAAAACTCACAGCCTTTCTTGGTTATTTGATAGATTTTATAACGTCTGCCAGTACCAGCTTTATAAGATGTTTCTTTAAAAAAATCATCAGAACCCAATTTTGGGTTTTGACCTAAATAGCTAATATAAGTATCAATATCTCTCAATAAATGGTCATGTCTTTTGTTAAGCATTACTGCTACTTCACGGCTGTCTAAACTTAAACTTTTGATGTTATTCATATATCCTTGCTCCTATTCATTCCCACAGGAGTATGATATAATAAATTTATCAACTCTTGTGGTTGGTATTGAAACAGTCCCTTTGTGCTTGGTCGTGCTGGGGGCTGTTTCTTATTTTTTTTCTGAACCCAAAACTATTTCAATCCCTTTACGAATGACTTCAACTCTTGTTTGATTATGCGTTTTTGCATATTCTAATAGTCTGTCATTCATTTCAGATGTTATTCTTACTGTAACATCAATATTCTTAGGATTATCTAGTTTTGGCCTTCCTATCCTAGGGCTCACATCATTTCACCTCACTTTATGAACCTCGCTAATTAAATTATAATTTTTGAGTTTCAAAAAGTCAAGTGTTATTTTCAATAATTTATAAATGTGATATAATTGTGACAAGAAAGGAGCATTATTTATGAAAAAAATTACACTTGTTATTTTCGCTTTTATCTTTTTATCTATTTTCAATTTATCTGCCAAAGTTATTGCTGCTGGTAGCACCAATGTAGATGACTTATTCTTGATCAATTGCGGGCCGTTACAAGCAGAAAAATATACCACTATTAACGATGCTTCACGCATTTTAGGCGAAATCCTGACAGAAAATTATATTTATAGTGACGGTGTTGCCAGAAGTAGTGAAGCAACTATATTATTTGAAAATGGTATTATAACTTTAAATTATAATGATAAGCCAACTATAAACAAAGATGACTATGGTAAAATATATAAAATTATTTGTACTAAGCCCAACGTATCAACTATAAGAGGAATATCAATTGGTTCTTCAGAAAATTTAATTGTTTCTAAATACGGAACTCCGGGAACCATTATTAAAAACACTAAAGCAGAATATAACGGAATTGTATCCTATTGGTATGCCTATCATAATAAATATAATCCGATTTGGGCATTATTTTTTGGGATAAATTCAAAAGGTCAAACTTCTGCTATAGGTTTTACCGGCAGCGTAAAAGGAATATAGCCAATAACTTAATTGTGCGAAATAATAAAAGAAGGGTTATTATGAAAAAAACAATTTTATTATTTTTAATTCTTGTATTTTCTTTAATCACAAATTTATGTGCTGCCAATAACTTAGATCCAGCTCGCTGGAGCTGGGTAGATTCAGATAACCAATTTGGTTATTTTATAGATAGAGGAACAATCACATTTGACGATACAAAAGCAACCGCCTGGGTCGCAAGAGTAGAACCTTCTGAAAATAAACAGATTTTAATACAAACTACTTTTTTTACAAAAGATTTTTCCTTAGTAAATTTGTACATTATTGCCTATAAAAATGGTCAAATAGAAGATTCTTATAAACCACTTTATAAAATAAAACCTATTATTCCAGGATCTATAGGTGAAGAATTATTTTTTCACCTATTAAATTTAATTGGTGACGGCAACGGAAAATATATAGGCATATAAAACAAATCAAATATTAAAGGAGAAGAATTAATGTTTAAAAGGATTCTAATAATTTCAATAATTTCTATTTTATGGTGTTCAAGTATAGCGTTTGCATATGTTTTTGGTGGATCTAATTTAAGTTTGTCAATGTATCCAGAATTCAATTCATATTTACCTTACAATCCGAGCAAATATGAAGTTGAACTTTATGTCGAAGAAGCAAAGAAATATGTAGAAAACTGTAACAATGATATCCAGCGTATTCAAGAAGCACAAGCTGCGGCTATCCGTGAAGCAAATGACGCAATTTATAGATACAACAATGGATTCTGAGAAAATATAAACCCCCTCAAATTCGAGGGGGTTTTCTTTTACCGTTCCTTTTTCGGCCTACGTCTAAAGATGTCGCCAACTTCCGGCTCCATACCGTTGAACAAGATATCATATCCGTTAAAGAATAATTTGTTTAACTGTGCAGGCACGCCTAATGCTGTTCCAACAAATGTTGCAGTAGGCTCAACCAATTCGTCATAATCTGCTTTGCCCTGGTAAACCTTTTGTACCTTACCGGCAGCACGTTCCATTTGCTCTATCGTGCCTTGTACTGCAGTCATTCTATACCCGTAAGTCTGCATGCCTAAAGCCCTGCTCCAGATAGCATTACCAACCTGTCCAACCGGTCCGGCTAAACTCATAGGGTAAGTAAGCAGTTCTTTTGATATCTTTTGATATTCATCCTTATCTTCTTCAAATGGATCTTCGGCCGACAACATCAAGTTTATAAAAGCAAACATTACAAACTTAGCTCCTACAAACGAAGTAAGACGCATTATGTCTTTTTCTTTTAAGAAGATATTATACTCTCTGGCCCACTGATTATATTGTGTATTGAAGAAGCCTTGGAAGGTAGTAAACAGTTTAAGCATAGGTCCGCCACGCAAAAGCGGTGCAACCTCCGTAACTCTGCTGCTGCCAAGTGTACGTCTAATAACCGTATTGGCAAAGTCCACAGCTTCTGCTTCGCCTGCACCAGCCCTTATTTTTTTGCCATACGCCTGCATCCATACCGGAATAGCAGAAAGATTATCAGTAGCGACCAGCAATCTTGTGCCAAATTCAACAGCTTTCTTTTCTATAGGATTCAGGCTTTCCATTTCTTTCATATCCCGCAGGGAAATATCAGGAAGCACAGACCTTTCTTTCATCCAAGGAGCTTTGCTGTAAACAAATTCCTTAGCCGATTTATATCCCTCTGCAAGCTGCATATTCATACTGTAGTTACTCACAGCGGCAACGACATCACTATATCCAAAACCATCTACAGCATTACCATAAAGCAAGGGATTACCCAAGTTCTGAACGGCAGTTTTAAGATTAAGCATAATAGCAGCATTTACAGTACGAGCCCTAAGCCAGTTAGCAACACTGCCCATCCAGCTTTCACCAACAGAACCGCTGTTAGTACCTTGAGGATTTGCCGCACGTTCAAGATATTCTTTAAAGGCGGAGAAATCGGCCAGTCCTAATTTTTCTTTAATCAGAGTATACATTTCCTGATCGTTCATAATTTTGCGGAAATCGCCCATAACCTCACGGAAGCACAGATCATGTATCGCATCCATAGCAACATTAAACTCTGCTCCACGTTTTAGATTAACAGGATATTTAGCCTTAACACGTTCTTTTAAATGGCCTCGTCTGGTGCTCATTGTTCTAATATTGCGGCCTTGTCTGGGGTCAGTATCAGAAATAACTTCTTGCCCAGCGTGTTTAGAACCAGTATCACCGTCACGCATCAGCGGGAAATAACCGCCACGCATAACAACAGTCTTGCCGTCTGATAACATCAGCTCTACAGGCGACGCTTCTACTTTTTTAGGACTAAACCCTGTCCAACGAGTTTCAAGAGCTTCCATTTCAGACCAGTACATCTCTGCAATGTCTATCTTAGCCTGTGCATATTTTATATCCGCTTCAGTAAGATTACGCCCTAAGAAATCAAGCAAATTGATTTTAGTCTGCACGATATCGCCATCTACCCACAAAGCAGAACTTTCAAAACCTACCGGTCTAGTGCTGCACAATACTCTGGCACTGCTCTCGTTTCCTAAATTCATAAGCATTTTTAATAAAACGTGCTTATCTACAGAAGTACCTAGCTCGTCATATTTTTCCTGATAATCGGCCGCCTTTTCTGCAGCTTTATCCGGCAGCCATTCCCTGTAAGCCTGCGCTGTTTTTTCCTCATATTCTAAAATTTTTCTTGTTTCATTATCGGCCGCTTCTCGAATAGCTGCGCCAAAATGTTTGCTGAAAAATCCATACTGCCAGTCGTCCATCATTTCAAAAAGATTGTCCGTACTGCGCAAAGATGCTTTTAGCTTCTCCATTACTGTAGGCTGCTGTGCAACGCCAACCTGCGGTTTCCAGATAGTTTTCAGCTTATTAAGTGTTTCCTGTGCTTCAGCTTTAAATTCAGCATAGGTAGCACCTTTCTGTAAAGCATTGATACTCATTTCCTGTTTAGCGATCGCTTTGATATTTTTAAGCGCATTTACTACATCTTCAAGCTGGCTTGCCGTCATACGTTCACGAGGATTTGTAATGCTAACATTCTCATCCATTATCCAATCAGCAACTGCAACATTGTCATAAAGATCATCCATATCATTCAGATAGTCTGATAAAGTTTCTGTCTTTTCAAAATCAGAATAATCTTTACGCTTATAACCGAACCTTTCCATAATTGCTGCTGCTTGAATAAAGTTTCTTTCATTACCCCACGTTTCCCTTTTAGCTTTAGCCTGCTTCCTGAAATAATTCTGCCACTTAGCATACTGATTACGCAGTCTTACGCTTTCAACTACACAAGCATGATTAAACGCCTGGACGTTTTTATATCGGACCGCAGCAGAATAATCATCATTTTCCAATGCCACAGCAGCTTTAGCCGCAGCGTTTCTTTCGGCAGTAATATACTTTTGGGTATTCAAAGCCTCCTTTAATTTTACTCTATTCTGCAGGTCCATTTGCGCCTGGATTTTAGCTGTTTGCCTGCGTGCAACAGCAAGTTTTCTAAGAGTTTCAGCATCACGCTGACCCTTTAACAAGCCTTGTGCTTTATCCTCAATAAGCTGTGCTTCTGTATTTATCAAAAGACCGCTCTCGTCATTATACATAGCATCACGTGCAGCTTCTTCAGCAAGCCCTCTCTCTTTGTAAATATCAGGGAAGGCGTCTTGCACCATTTCATCAATATGTCTGTTAACCGCACCATTAAAAGATGGTTCTGACATAATCGTTTTAGCCAGCTCGTCACCGGAAGTAAAACCATTAGCTTCAGCTATCATATCAAAAGTTGCCATTTTACTTTCATCAAAATTACCTTCTAAATATCTGTTAGCTACGCCCTTCGCTGTTTTTAAATCAGATGCAATATCAAGTATCTGCTCCGAAGCCATATATAACGGCTGTTTTGCAATCGCTTCTTTGACCTGCGGCTCTACATCTTCACGATATTTTTGAATCCGGTCTTTACGCTCCTGATTGAAATTAACAAGGCTTTCTTTTGTTAATAACTGTACTGCCTTATCGTGAGCTTTAGCAGCAAAATTACGCAGCATTTGCTTGCGTGGTTCTGAAAGTGTATCTAACACAACATCTGGCAAAGCAGAAAAATAACCGTCAATACGCTCCATTTCTGATATTTGATCTTCACTTGCCAGCATCCTGTCAAAAACCTGCCTTACTTCATCGTTGATTGGAACAGCATTTTTACTGCGCTTATCCGAAAAAACGGCGTTATAAATAGCAAGCAGCCATTTTTTGAACCTGTTAAATACCGGCTGCAGCTCTTTTGAGGGCGCCTTGCCTTCAAGCATATAAGTTTCTGCGGCCTCTGCCCAGCGTTCATGTGCTGCTGTTTTTTCTTCCTGCGACAAGCTATCCCAGTCTTTAGTGACACCGGCATAATCAAGCATAGTCTGACGGTCTTTTTTCATCTGCTCTGTAGCATTAGGGAGTGCCCCTTCACGCATGAGATTCTCAATAAAGTAATGTCCGACAGCTTCATGAATAACAGTGCTCATATCAGCACCTTCAAACAGGCTGATAATTGCTTTGCCTTCTTCGTCCCAGGTGATAGCGCCTTTAGTTTTCCCTTCGGCCTGGTAGTATCCCTGCATTTCTTCTCGTCTCTTGCGAAGTGCATTTTCATCTGGTATACTATTATTAAGAAAACCGTCAAGGTCGGTGCCTTTGATAGCGGAATCGCTGCTATCAGACTGTAACCACTTGGCGGTTTTTTCTTTATTTACATATACAACTCTGCCTTTTTTGATATTATGCTCAATAAACCAATTATAATTTGTGCCATTAGCACCGCCTTTACCATAAGCGCTGTTAATGGCATTTACTTTATAACGGTCACGGCTTACATCAAGATCAAGTGGAACAATGATAGTAGAGCCTTGCGCATCTTTCAAATCCAGCACTACCACCTTCCGCCCTGAATAAGAATCTAATACCATTATAGGATCAGCAAATGCCCGTGGTAATTGTTTCAAAAGGTCCGGTGTCATACCATCAAAGTGTTTTTCAAAAATATGGTTGATCCTGCCACCGTCAATAGTTACAGGCAAAATTTTACCGCCTGCAAGGTTTATCGCAAGCGGCGTAGTCATTACCTTATATGGTTTCGTTTCGTTCAACGTACCGGCTTTATATTCATCTACGATACCAGAAAAGTTATTTTCATCCTCAAGCAATTTTTCGTTAGCACTTTTAGTTTGCATATACCGGCCATTAGGAGTGCTGACAACTCGTTTGAAGCTTAAAGGGTTATCTCTGAAATACTGCATAGGGTCATCAGGATTAGCAATCATAGCACGGCTGGTTAAAATAGCCAGGACGTCACCTGTTTCCTTTTGATTTAGTCCCGCTTCAGTCAATTCATTTCTAAAAGTATCAACTGCAGTTCTAAATTCCTCGTCGTTCTCCAACGCTTTTTTATAAGCGCTTTGGAGAGCTTTTTTATTTCTGGCGCGTTCTTCTGTATAACCACCCTGTTCAAAAGCTACGTTATTGCTTACAGCCTGGAAAAAGCCAGGATTTTGAGCCTCTGCCGCACAATACGTACCCATTGGCATTTCAATATCCTCACCACGAACAGCAGCCGCCTGCAGTTCAGAAACCTCTATACCAAAGGTATCTTTTACATCCAGGTTAGGATTTGCCTGCGCATATGTAAAAAGGGTTTCAGCATCTACATAAGCCTTTTCTTCTGTCGTTTGGTTCAGTACTAGTTTGCTGGCGGTAATATCTACGTCCTTACTGTTTTTCATCGTTTCCGCAGTACGTACAGCCTGCTCCTGCATAACTCTATTTGCATTACGGTCTACGGCAATGCTTACCGAACCTCCAAGACCACCAAACACCGCACCAATAGCACCGGAATAAGCGCCTCTTTTAGTGATTTCTCCAAATTCATGATAAAATTTAAGTATTTGCTCTTGAGTGGAAAGATTCGCATTTTTAGCCCATATTTCAGCAGCAGCATCCGGGTATTCCTGAATCCATTCAGTAATGCCTTCTGTCAATGCAGTTTTAAAAACTTCTTTGGCCTTACCGCCCATAGTTGCGATTTTAGCGGCTCTTGCTCCTGCTCCCATGACTTTGCCCAAGCCCACTTTTTCAAGAGCAGACTGTGCAACAGCGTTTAAAGACGCCGCAGCTCTGGCTCTGTCATTAGATACCCCAGCTTCAGTAAGATCTAAATATTGGCCGCCTGCAATCTGACTGCCCATAAAAGCAGCAGCACTCCAGCCGCCTGTACTGATTGCAACGCCGACCTGTGCCGCTAATTGTGGTGCATTCTGCAGTAAGTCATAATAAAACTGGCCTGCCGCAGTTTCAGCCTTTACTTCTTCCGGCTTAAATATTTCACTGCCACCAATGCGTTTAGCTTCTGTACCAATAGTTTTTAGCTTATCTCCACCGACAGCATACAAAAGCCGTCCTATTGTATCTGCGCTAAAAACCTTGGATTCCGTTGTCAAGTCAACATCTTTTTTATCTGCACCCAAATCAGCAAGCAGTGCAACTGCACCATAACCGCTGCGAGCAACATTCTTAAAACCATTTTTCAGCGCTGTAATACTTTTCCAGTTATTTTCTTGCTCGCCCCAAAATTCTGCAGCTTTAGTACCGGCAATGCTCATAAGCACAGGGTCTTTTAACGCCTCTGCTGTTCTTGGTGCGATCTTCTCATATTTATTCCAGTCATAATCAAAGTTTTTAGGTAAATAATAATCAGGATTACGAGCTGCCATTTGAAGCGATATATTATTTGCATTAGCACCTTGTAATGCTTTAGTCTTTAAATCGTCTGGTATAAACTTTCCTGCTGCTGCTACATCGTACAATACAGACCTTGCCATATTACCACTCCTCGTTAATTTCTCCTCTTAATGCCGCTAAGTGACGTTGTTTGATAGATTCAATAGCATCACTGAAATTCATTGCCGCTAAACCAGTACGCTCACTGGCTCCCCAATCACTGAACCAGGGAGCACTTTCATTTTGCTGTACTGCGGTTTCATTCTGCTGTGGCATCTCCAGTAAATGCGGAGCTGCATCTACACCATCACGAACTGCCATAGCCGCAATTTGCTTATTGAGTTCTTGAATATCCATCGGACTATTATAAACCGTAGCATATTGAAGCGCTGAAATCTGATATTTATCATTCGGGTTTATGGATTCAAAGATTGTTTTTGCCTGTCCCAAATCAATATTATTGCCATTCTGTATCTGATAAGCATCTATATAAGGATAAAGCTTAGGAGATAGACTGCTCTTTAACGAACCCCATTCACGCTGTTTGCTATTATAATTTTTAAAAATAGCTTTATTCTGCAAAATTCCCGGTTTATCCTTTGTCCCATACAATACACCATATCCAGCGTCGTATCTTTTCTGAGGATCAGTTTTATCTTCTATTGCATTATCCAAGTAAATTTGAGCTTCTCCTCTTTCCACTGGATCAGAAAGTGCTTCATTGATCATAGTAGCTAACTGTTTATCAACATCCTTATTTCTTGGATCTTGATTTCTAGCAAAAGCCAATAACCTGCTTCTATCTGCTTCACCCAAGACTGTTGCATTTTGGTTGATTAACGATACTGCTTCGGCTGGTGTTACAGTGCTATTCGTAATTGCATCCTTGATTGATTTATAAATGCCACTATTAGATACCGCAGCGGCAGCTTTTGTCTGAATGCCTATTAAATCATCACCGAATTTTAATAGCGTCCGTTCTACATCTGCATCTCCACCAGAAGCACTAAAAACCATATTTCTCATATCCTGCGAATCAATAATACCTGTTTTAAAATTGTCCCATAATCTTTGTTCTATATTTTTTATGATCATATTTTGCTGATTAGCTTTAATAGCATCATTAATATTTTTCTGTTGCACATAATTGTTCCAGGCCTTCTGCCTATCTTCCAACGTAGGCGCATCGCTTATCGGATGAGCAAAACCTAAAACTTTATAATGATCTAAATCCAAAGCAGCAACTCCATGCGTACCGCTTTGAATTACTTTTCCTGTAGAAGCATCATAAACCCCTACATGATCGCTGTCGTCATTATCTTCCCAATCCCAATAAACAATATCACCATTTCGAAGCTGATTCCGTTGGGTAAAAAATACTCCATTGTCCTTTGCATCTTCCATATTGGTTGGCGCCCACGTATTTCCTTCTTTAGCTCCAGCAGATCTCAACCATCTATTGATACTAATAGTGCAAGTATTCTCACCATAATTATTACCTATATCTGCACTAGCTGCTTTTACAATCGCCTTACCATCAACCTCTGTTTTAAAATTATCGCCAAAGATATAATCACGTGCAGCGCCTTCATCCTCACCAAAAGTAGCATAAAGGTTCTGTCCCATGTTAAACAGCCGTTCTTCTTGTTTACGAGCATAAACATTTTTAGCATAGGCACTCGTTACGCCAGGATCCATATAAGGACCATATTTTTCAACATAAGCTTCGGCCGTATTTATATCGCCATTAGCATAACTTCTGTCTATCAACGCCTGACCTAAGACTCCAGTCCATTTTCTATACTCTAAATCAAGCCTTTCTCTTCCATATGTTCCATATCTGGAATTTATGGCGTAATCAATTTCTTTTTGTACATCGGCTATAACTGCAGGGTCATTAGGAGATAAAACAGCCTTTTGAACAGAACTATTTATAGAATTAGCAAAAGTAGTATTCTGCCAGGCTTCAAACTGCTGCGCTCTGTATTGCCCCAAAACTCTGCGATTAGCATTATCAGTTTGCTGGGTGCTGTAATCAAATAACATAGCACCTTTGCCGTACTTTACGCTTTGAGGACTTTGAGCCATAAGCTCGCTGCGTATCTTTCTTTCACCAGCTTCATACTCACCGACAATGTCAAGAGCACCTTTTTCTTTTTTCTGCATCAACTGTATTCTTAGATCGTTAGTACGTTTTACATACTCATTATTAGCCTGCAGAACGTCGGTTCTTATGATCTGCTCTCTTACCTGTTCAACACCGGCCTGAATAATTCTACCGGTCTGAGATGATTCTCTTGCAACAGCCTGCTGCCCGCTGTTATCATAGCGGACATTAGATACTTTACTTGCCGGCGCTCCTAACTGCGCACCTACTTGGAAAATGTCGATTGCCATATTCTAGCCTCCTTTTGGGTATAGAAAAAGCGCTTTAACAAATTGTTAAGCGCTTAAAGGTGTGTTATAATGTTGTCCGAGATAGTTTAACTATGTTGGCTTATCAGTCCGTAACTGATTGGTGGTGATCCTATGAGCATATATCAAGCATTATCCCTAATGATAGCGTTTGGTATTCTCGTGGCTACCATTATTCTTGCCGTAAGATAGCAAGAAAATAAGCCCAACGTAAGGTCGCGGGCTCGTTTTCAATCACATTCTTGTTACGAGATGAGCTAACGCTACCACACGTTAAACTATCTCTTTTCAAGTTTTAACTTATTCAGGAGAGAGCTGACACGCCAATATCAAACTATCTCTTTTCGTTTATTATATAATACATTCCGTCCTAATGCAAGTACAGTCCGTATTACTTAACTATGCTCTCTTCATCAACTCACTTTAGAAGTAAGTTTTCGGCTTCATCGGGAAATAACTGTAATTGCCTTGTCTATAGCCAGTTCCACTACTGTTGAATTGATATGTAGCACCTGTTGTTACACTAGGAGTTGAAGAACTGGAGGAAGCACCTTGCTTTCCTGCGCTCTTAGGACTGTATAAACTACCTGCAAGGGATAACCCACTCATAAGCATATTATTCATAAGTGCACGCTTACCGGCTTTACGGTAATTGCGTGCATTTTGATTATAGATATCACGTTGATTAATAAGGTCAGTAGACTGCTGAAAAATATTCTCAACGCCTTGCCTTGAATTATAGCGTTCAATAGCAAGCTCTGTTTCCATATTATACGCACTGTCAGCTAAAGCGTTTGCCGCACTGCCTGAAGCTGTTATACCGGAAGCACCTATATTAGCCCTCTGCTGGCTTAACATAGCGTTCATACGACGGCGTTTATTTTCTTCGTTGATAGTATTTGACTTAGACTGTTCTTCAGCCTGTGCCTGCAGTTTATCTGCGTTCTGATTCGCTATCTGAGCATTTACCTCTGCCTGTTGAGCGGCAGCGTTATATTGCTGCTGCTGCGCTCTGCCCGAAATAAAGCCACCCAAAAGAGTGGCGCCTATTGTTGCCGCTACGCCCATTATTCATCATCCTTTCTAAACTCAAAAAAGTGATGCGGCAGATTATAAACTCCATGCGGCGCTGGTTCATGTATTTCTGCGCCAAGCCATTTAAGCCAACGCATTATATTATCATTTCCAACGTTGACCCAATTATATAACCTGTCGTATCTCTTTAAAAGCCCTCTTACAGCCTTTTTAGTCTGCCTTCCGACAAATACCTTATGGTTCTCCGTTTCCTTCGTCATAAGCAGCCATACGCGCCCCTCGTCGCTCATTATCGAAGCTTTTCTCACTCCATATACAGCAGCAGGTACGCCGTTGATATGCAGGCAGCCGATTTCATCGCTATGCTTCAATCCATCTAAAATATCATCAAGAGCGTTAGGGCCAATAGCACAAAATAGTTCACTGTAATTATCTGGTTTAAGATTAGCCGCTATATACTCCGCATCTGCCCTTGTTGGCTTTACAAATTCATACTTTGCCATAATACACCTTACCCTTCTATTTCCGGAATCAAAGATAATACAGTCATCGGCAACGGATCAGGCTGTTTAATTATTATCTGCTGAGTTTCATCATAAGTAGCAGATTTGATAGTTACTTTAAACTTACCTGTTTGCAAACTAATCGGTTCCCCATAGGCTTCATTACTGCGCCATTTAAATTCATCTAATTCATTCTCCTTCATTCCAAATAATCCACCACGGCTATCTTTAAGTAATAATGTAACTGTAGCAATTCGTTTCTTCCGACTTAAATACGTGCCATCTTGAGCTGTAAAATCTATAGGCAGTGTTTTTATTTCCGCATCTATAGGCAGCCCTACATGGACCTTCTTGTATTTATTTCCAAGAAGAACCTTACCGTTTTCTACAGTTTGCTGAGGAAGTACATTTCCATCAGCCAATATAGCCACAGTATACCCTTCTAAATGCTCAAGACCTGATATTTCATCGGTCGGCTCTCCTTCATAGGTTATACCACTGTCTACGAAAAACTGATCCTCTACATTAGTACTTTTATCACGGCTTTCCATTATTTCCACATAATACTGCCCGCCGCGCTCAATTACTGCATATAACTTATCTTCTGTTGCTCCTCCAATATTACATACACTAACAAACTTCCCGCCTGCCGTGGTATGCTGGTGCCATGCGTAGATATCCTGTTCCTTTATGTAGGTAAGCCCTAACAGCAAACCATCATCACGCACACACCAAACAATACTGTTAGGTATCTGCTGATAGGTCATAGATATTATTTTATGCCCTTCAAACAAGTGCGAAACCAATAAATTTAAATCATCACCGGTATATTTATCAACATCATAGCTGTAAGCAAGGTCACGTATGATATTGCCCTGGTGCTGCACATAAATAATCCTGCTGCCGATAGTGACAGGATTAACATCTGACACACCCCTATATTCCTGCGGTTGACTTAAAACATTGCTTCCTGTAATGGCTTTGCCTCCGCCACTTACTTTAAATTCACCGCCGGCTGTTAACAGCAGCATTTCACCAAAAGCTATAATTGCCTTAATGCCATTCATTTGTCCACCGTTTAAAGTAGCCGTAATTCCATCATCATCGGCAGACGGTATGCTTGTTCCAAAGTTATAATAGTCTCCTGTTTTACTTGTCCAGAATGTCTGCGGAAATCCTTTACTTCCCGCAAATACTAACCGGTCTTCATAAAAGCCTGTTGCAGAAGGATACCCTTTTTCACCATTCCAAGCAGCAAAAGCAAAATCACGGGTTTCATCTGTAGAAGCCAACTGTTTTTTTACAGTCCCTTTCACTACTGTAGGACTGACATATTCAGTGATCAATACATGTCCCGTATAATCTCCGCCGATGCTTTGAATGGTTATATAGCCTCTCTGCTTCTCATTTTCACCGCTCCAAACGCCTGTATTAAATTCAGTAGAAGTAACTCTATAACTGGCAATACTTTCAGACGTGTTCTCCTCAGTCAAGCTATAATTCTGGCTTCTGTTCCCACTCTGTGTTCTTACATTTACCCATTGCAAAGAAACAGGATCATATTTTTCCAAACTAAAATTACCATCCCAAAAACCAAAACTTTCTACATAGACATTGGATTTCGGCAATACGCTAACCTGCAGATCTCCACCTGTACTAATTGGTGTCCCTTTTTTGTAATCTGTTTTTAAAAAGTGAGTTAGAGAAAAAAGACTCCCTTCATCACCCTTGGAAAAAATAGCCGAAGAAGCAGTCAGGGTTATGTCACCATACACCTCCGAAGCTTTTACTGTTGCATTATTGCCAATAGATAAAGTGTATGAAAGCCTAATCCAACCATCATTACCACTCATACCACTAACATTACCATAGCCACCATTGCCACCAAGAGCACCGGATCCATAACTTGTGCCATTACCACCATCATCAGCAGCAGTTGCACCTTTTCCGCCACCGCCACCCAATGCATTGATTCCTAAAGCACTGGAAGTCCCACCACTATTACCATTATCAGCACTACCAGCAATTCCAGTTTGTTTTCCTTGTCCACCTGTACCTCCTGCACCAACTATTAAAGAAATTGGTTCAGAAGGTATTTCTAATATTTCTTTTGTTATAAAAGCACCTCTTCCACCTGTTCCACCACTAAATTTGGTTGAAAGATGTTCAGTTTTTCTTTCTATGCCACCGCCACCGCCGCCACCGCCTCCAGCCATTTCAATATTTATTGACAACGCCGAAGACGGTATTGTTATATTATATGCACCTGGTTTTCTCCATTCTAATACTTTAGTAATGATGCTATTATTATTATACCTAGTTTCATCAAACGGTCCGCCTGTAATATCCATTGCCTCAAAGCGCCAATCTAAATTGCCATATCTTGTAAGTGTCATCGGCGCATGTTCCGGATGAACAATGAAAAGCACGTCAGCACTCTGTGTATATTTTATTTTTGCAGCATCTTCTAAATCTTTACTAGCAAAAAAGTTTTCTATGCTATATGGTGTGCCATCTTCTTTAACAACAATACCACCATCTGTATAAAACTGGCATCTGCCAGCAGTAATTTCAACAATATAATTTTGATCTGTGCTGTACATAAACGGTATTAGCACAGCCTTTTTATTATTATAAGTCTGCGCTATGAACTTAAAGCCTGGTCTATTAGCAGCGCCACCATAACGCAGAACGAAAAAATTTCTTAAAACAGCAGCCCCGCTGTCATATTTAGCAATATCAGTACGTCCATACATAGACGGTGACAATTCACCGCCGGCAAAACTTGATTTTAATTGATAGAGTGCCATAATTATGCCCCCGTAAATCTTGCTGCCGCTAATCTGTCAATGTGCGGATCCAGCAAATGTTCTTCATCAGCGTCAGTAGAACTGGCTTCTGCAAAATAAGCGTTATAAGCCTGGATACACATCTGCGTTAAATCCAATTTGCCAGTCAACGCATAAGCAATTTCTGCAGCGAGCTTCCATCCAAATGCTTCTACAAATTGAGCATCATATAAATCTGCGTCGGTAACATCTACAGTGTATTCAATCCAGGCATTGCCGATATTAGTATAAATAGCTTTTCCCTGTTTATCCGAAACGATTTTATATTGGTTATCCCTCGGCAGACCACAAAAATGCTCGTTATACATCATTCTCAGGCATACTGCATCAGCAGGGTAACGATATGCATACTTCCAGTTAGGAGGCACATCTTGAAGAGCAGCTAACTGTACACTTCTTGTAGCAAATGTCCAGGGGAATTTCCTTAACACGGCCTGTCTAACATAGTCATAGCAGCGACGGCATACTCGTGCCGGTTCGCTGGCTTCGTCAAGCCGTTCTATTGTAGCTACGCCTATATGATTAAGTGCAATATTACAAATCTCAACCTTATCCATAATTTCACCTCTGTTATAAAGAAAGCCGGGGACATATGCCCCCGGCTTATTTAATCTTGCGCCAGTGCCACTAATTCATTAATAATAGCTTCCCTGGATTTCTGACTTGTTTTTATTCCCTGTTCTTTGGCCAATTCTTTTAAATCATTAAAGTTCATTGCTTCATATTGGAGATAACGCGGATCGTCATTACCGGAAGATACTGCTGCTGGTCTATTAAGTTTCACAAAATGTTCAGGAACCTTAATATTATCTGCAAGCATTACAATATCATCACGCCTATACATACGACCCAAAGTAAAACAATTACGCTTTACTTTGTAAGTAGCCATTATAAAGTTACCTGAATGCCGTCAGTCATATAAGCAAAGACCTTGCCGCCCACAGCCTCACTAGCTGTATAAACCAATCTAATATAACGATTACCGTATTTGATTGGAGAAAAGAATTGTGCCACAGTACAAGCCCTTGTTTGAATCAAAGAATCAGGTACACTTACCTCAACCTCATCAGCAGGACTATCAAATCCCTCAGTTGCAGAAGATTGTACTTTAACCTTAGTAATCTTGCCGGAAGTCATTGGTGTGGTCAGTTTTACGTCAAAGTACAGCGGATGCATAAACCCGCCTGTACTTCCTAAATCAATAACATTGCTGTTTGCGCTTGCGCCGGTAACGGCCTGATTCTCAGACAGCAATAATTGAGCATCAATACGTGCCATTTTATATTCCTCCTTTTTAAACAAGCTGAGATTCAGTATTCAGAATAGCTGCGCAACGCTGGAACGGAACGCCCCAGAAATTAACAACAGGTTTTCCTTCAACTGTATCAATAGACAGCATAGTATTTTTGTCATTACGTGCAGCCTTAGCCATAAAAGCCTCAAACTGCTTATTGCAGAAGATCTGCAAATTGACATTATCAGGATTTTCAATCTGATAATAACCCTCGATCAATTTGTCGAAGATTGTAGTAGTAGCAGGATCTTTTAAATCAACATTGGCCAAACGCACAACATAACGAGGATCTTTAACCGCAAGGCCCATGGACCAATTATATTTATTGGTATGAGCAAAGAATACCTCGCCTTTATCATTTGTTACTTTTTGTTTACCCAAATATTCATGCGTAAAACCTGCTGTATCGCCTTCTGGAAACAAGCCGTATACCTGCTGCTCTCCAAAGCCTACAAACCATACAGAAGTCAGATTATCACCTGTGCCGCCGCAATCAATGATTTGGTCTGCCCAAATATCTTCCTGATTGGTCTTACTGTAAAAATAAGCGCCTAAACCAGTGAATCCTGCAGGGTTGATCTTCTCATCGCCATAGAAAAGCGTAGTCGCCATTTCTTGGTTCATTGCTTCAAGAAAAGCAGCATTCTCACTCATCATCCAAGAAGCCTGCATATTATTCTTTCGTGCAAGCTTTTCGTCGATTTCAGCCAGCGCTTCCATCTCACCGCAAGTAAAAGATACTTGCTTAGTTTTAGACTTGCTCGGCTTAGTCCCGCGGTTAATCATTCTCCACGCTACTTCCGGCAGAGAATAACGCAATGTAGCTTCCTCATAGTCCTTAGAGTTACACATTTTGAACGGCATAATTTTTAAAATCTTATTTGTTTTGCTTTGCAGTTCAATAATTCTTTGATACTTTTTGTCGAACCCTTGACGAGACGCAAAGTCTTGAAGGGTTGCGAAACCTGTCAAATCTGGCATTATTTACCACTCCTTAATATTTTTATTTGAACCCGCCGCCGGGGAAAAACAACTCGGCGTCGCCCAGTTCCTTAGATTTAGGCGCTTGCCCATCAGGCGGTTGGTCTTCCATAAGCAAGCCTCCAATGTTTTGCAGCATTTTTTGTATTGCCGGATGATTGGCCACACCTGTATTTACAAGTACCTGCATAGCCTCACCACCGCCAAAAGTATTAACAGCTAATTTAGCAGCAGCAATGTTCTCACGAGAAATAAGCCCCTGCTTTTGACATTCAGCAGTCCAACCGTCTACAATTTCCTCCTGCTTATGCATAACGTCTAAAACTACTTTGCTATGCAAATCAATCAGCTTAGTAGCCTGCTCCTGAGTAAGCTTTGCATCTTTAGCAATCGCTGTAAAATCAGCTTCCAATTCTGGCGAAAGTTCCAGCCCTTCCTGTAGGTTGAACTCATATTTGTCAGGAACAACAGGCTCTTGCACAGGATCATCAAATACATTTTTAGGTGTAGTTACAGGATCACCGTCACCTGCAGGCGTTGGCTCTCCACTCGGCTCACCTTCAGGAGCAGGTTCTATTACAAACGGGTCACCGGAAGGAGCAGGTTCACCGCCTCCACCAGCACCATCTGCTTCAAAAAATATTTGTGTAAACTTATTCATGTCTTACCTCCGCTATGTCGTTATCTACTTTAAAAAGGTCATCATCTTCTAAATCAGGAGGGTGTCTAGCGCTCTCTGCTTCATTACGCATCAGCATCTCTAAAGAATGTCCATCGTTCAGCATCCGGATATTCTTTAACAAATCAACACCTACAGCACGTTTACCTGATAAGAAAGCATTGAAGTATGGCTCAGCTGAAAAAACCGCTGTTTCGACCTCTGTGCTTTCCAAAATGGCATAAATAAAACGCCGTCCGTTCTCGGTCCGCATAATAACGTCCAAGTCGTCCAGCGCTTGTTGTGCAAGCATATTCATTTTTTTGTTTTTCATTAAATCCCGCCTCCCAGCAATTGATCTAATGCATTGCCACCATTAGCAGGTGTTTCACTCATCAACCTGGCCGCATCAGCATAATCCCTAACAGCAGGCGCAGCAGCAGCCATCTGTTCAGCTTGCATTTGTTCCTGCTGTGCCTGAGCACGCTGTTTGCGAAGTTCAGCTACTTCGTTTTCATCACGCACTATCTTTTCTTTGACGCCAGTAGATTCTGCGAAACCTCGTACAGCTTCATCAAGATTGATGATATCAAGCACTTCAGGCTGAGCAGCAGCAAGATTACCAACAAATCCAACTGTACGCTCAATAGCAGGTATTTCAACCATTTTCTGGGCTTGAGCCAAGATAGAAATGAAGGATACTTTTAATTCGCTTTTGTCAATCTCCTCCGGCATAGGCGGAAACAACCCATGTCTCAAACAAATATCAAAAGTGCGAAGCGTCATAGGTTCTAAAACCTCATTGTGCATTTGCTCAAGTACCGGGGACAACATCAGGAGCTTTTCTTCATGCCGCTCTGCAATCTCACGTGCAGTCATTTGAGGTCCATCCTGAGATGTAATCATCATAAACAAATCATTATAGAACGTTTCAGCTATCGACCGCCGTTTCTCCTCAGACAATGCTCCTATGCCTTCATAGGCCTTTGCTCTTGGGTCCACAAGTGGATAAGCCTGCTGTACAGTTCCATCAGGATAAAAATTTAGTCCTCCTGGCATTCTGTCAAGCTTCTTCATTGAAGCAGGAAATGCCATCGCCGGATCTGCAGCATTATCAATAGCCCTAAGTTTATTCTTCTCAATCTTCTGCAACTGCATACAATCGCCCAAAGCATTATGACCAGGTCCAGAGCCATATACACCATTTGCAATCAAGGTCCAGCGTGGCATGAGGAATGGACATTCCCTAAAACCTGATATCTTCAGGAATTTGTCATTAGCACCTTTTTCATAGTGATATGAGCGCCAGGGGAAATTGCCTAAAGACAATTTGTTAGGATCATAATCATCATTACGCTCTATAAGCATTTCAATATCAAAGTATGTTGTGATATTTCCGTTATTATAAGCAGATTTCACGCTTTCCGATACGTTATCAATACCATATTCTTTAACGATTTGGTCTGCGTTTAACCTGAAGCGTCTAGCGAACGTATAAACTCTTCCCCTTGCATCTACACCACCAGCATATTCACCGCAGGTGTACGGCCTCATCCATATGCCATAATTGTAGTCTTCCAGCATCAGAGAAGCCCCTGTACCAAATTGAGCCATTTCAGCCTCAATCTGCTGCAGCATATTATAAGCATTGCTCTTAGAATAAATGCTGCTCATAATCTCCTGGCAATCATCTAACCACATCCTTACAGCGTGGTAATTAGCTTTTTCTTCATCTTGCAGACCAAGTTCAAACCAAGGCCTTGACGGCGATGTCAACCCGCTGTGGATACCAGCTGCACATTTACCAACTGCTTTTTGGGGATGTGGGTCTATAAGGTATTCGTCACGTCTATGCCCTTCTGTGCTTTGGATATCTTCCTCAAACCTGCCCCTTGTCGGATTTATATACCGACTAAGCATCCTCCACGTTGGCTCATATTGGCTGCGCAATGTATAAAGCTGGGAGATAGTATGTTGTTTTCGTGTTAATTTATCGCTGTCACGCAGCATATCTTTGATATCCATAATCATTCTCCCAACAACATTTTCTTGACACTATCAGAGGTAAGCTGCCCGCCAGTCTTATTGGTAAAGCTTCTGCCACGAGCTTTAGAGAGTTTTTCAAGCAGGCTTTGTCTCTCTCCCTCTGTCGCACTATCAATAGTGGCCGCTGCTGTACTGCCAGGGGCGCTTTGTTTTATAGGCTCAACACTGCCACCGAATCCACCGCCGCCACCATGTAACTGCATCATAATCTTATGCATAGTCTCACCTCCCTTCACATACCGGCAAACGGATCATAAACCCTTTGTCTATTATCAAATTGTGCTTCTGTTATCGCCTGTTCTCTGCTTACAACAGATTGAGCAAAAGTTAAAGCTAGTGCGTCTGCTCTATTAGGAGAGGGAACACCTCGCTTTTTCATAGCTTCTTTACTTTCAAGTTGTATTAATCCGCTAGTATTAGGTACTGTTTCAGGACCCATTAAATCATCCGCTAAAGTCTGGTCATCTTCTGGTATAACCCCGCCTTCTTTCAACCAATCTTTCATATTAGCCCACATCTCAGCACGTTTATTTTTGCAGTCTGGCCTGTTTGACTTCCCACCAAAAGCAATCAGTGTCCACGATCTGCCCCATGCGTCACCAGCGCTCTTGATTCCTGTACCATAGCCTAGATCAATAAACACCGCATCAGCCTTGTATTCGTCCTCGAATCTGGCTAATATGCCTGCTATTTCAATGTCGTTATCGTTCTTAGTAGTCGCAAACAGCTTTTTCGTGAATAGCCCTTGCCTAAGATAAATAACTGTTTCGTCTCCTCCTGTCCATGCAGGATCACAGGCTATAATCACAGGAGCAAATCTAAATTGCTTTTCTTGTAACGTCCTACGTCTTGCTTCATCAACTAAGGCGGTACTAATAAATTGTTTCTCACTAGCCGAAGGGAATTCGCCCTTCACGCGAATTTTAAAGAAGTCACTATCCTCGCCGTATTGCACCCGCCAACCCTCAAGTTCGGCCTTGTTACTTATCTTAACAGTTCGGCTATCAATTTGTTTACGGTTCCATAAACTTCTGTTTTTATGAAAGCAAGCATGAAAACGTCCACTACTCTGAGTAGGATTTCCAAACACACACCAAATGATTTCGGTATCAGCATCTGTCATTGCACCTTCAGCTACTTCCCAAATGATATCCGATATCTCAGAAGCTTCATCGAATATAACCAGAGTTCGCTTGCCTTGGTTATGTAAGCCCGCAAACGCTGCAGGGTTACTATCATTCCATGGTATTGCATCTATACGCCATGTCTTTTCATGACCTTCTTGGTTAGAATAAATGCTTGTTGCTGAATAAGTGAATAAATCTCTTGCTACAAACAAGTAATACCATTTAGCTAACTCTGCCCAGGTTTTTGTTTTGAGTTGTGTATCTGTATTCGCTGTAACAACGCCCTTTGTATCTTCATGTGTCGATATAGCCCACAGAATAATCCATGCCACCATAGCAGACTTACCAATGCCATGTCCGGATGCAACGGCTTCACGGATAACCTGATCTGGCGTTTTTAATCCTTCTTTGATATCGTTCAGCAGTTCTATCTGCCATTCATCAGGTCCTTCTTTGTCTTCAAGTTGAGTATTAGGTTCTCCCCACGGGAATGCAAGCCGTACGAACTCCAAAGGATCTTTACTGACACTTCCAAGAAAGTCTGTTAATGCCTTTATATCCTTTTCTGATAAAGCAACTCTAGGCATCGCTATCACCCTTCTTACGACGGCTAGCAATTAAACCAGCAATATCGCCTTCAAGATTTACATCTAGTTGTTCTTTAAACAGCATATAGCGCTTACCCAATAGTTCTGCTGCCTTAGTCCTATCACTTAGTCCAGCATCTAATCCAAACTGGTCCTTTTCTTCTCCACGCATTACTCTTGTTAAATATTCAAGAACATCTTCAGCTGTCGCAATCTTATCACTATCAACTGCTGCCATTCGTGCATCTAAATATTGCTTTACCTTGTTATTTCTTAGCAATTTACTAGCACTAGCCGCCGCTGAATTATCATTCTTACACTTTGGATAAGCCTTTTTATAGGCTTCTGTTTGATTCCCACTCTCTATAAAGTAATCAACAAAATTCTTCTGTGCTTGGCTGATCTCATCCACTACTATCACCTGCCTTTAATACATTCACCAAATAATACAGAATAGCTATTTCTCTAAATGACCGAGCCATTTCTACCCTAACGCTTACACCCTTATTCTTTTTTCGCTCTGCCTTATCCGGGAATTTCTTTTTGTATTCTCCCCATGGCATGAGGTAATCTATTCTGTACATAGTACATACCTTAGATAGCTTCTGGCTATATACTTGCTCCCTTGAATAGAGGTATATAAAGCCTCTCATTTCTAAGGCTTTTATTATCTTCCTGATCTTGCTGGTTAGGTTCATCTTCATTCCATCACCACCTTGCAAATAAAAAAGCAATGTGCAAATTATTCACATTGCCAACAGTTTATATTAAGTTATATGCTAAATTCTGATATATATTACCGTGTTTCAACGGCTTTTTAAGACTAAATTATTTATGTAGATTAAATATGCCGCTGTATCACCCCAACGGTAAGGCTACCCCAAGTCTACAGATATGGCGCTCTGCGTTCTATGGGCTTCTTCACGGGCTGCGTACAGTTACCGTCTCTCATGCCGTTGTTTTGAACCTACCAGTGCGACCGCTGCAAGCCGCACGGTAGGAGCTATGGGTAGTTATCCGCATCATTCATATGATAAATTGCAGCTATCATATGCCATCATACGGCGAACACCATAGCCAAATATATGCACATACGGTTTATAACTTGCTCGGATAGTGAGCGGATTACTGCGTATGGCTTTATTGTAAGCCCACTTACTTACAATACTATTTTAACTCATCAAAACAGGTAATATGTCGGAAACTTTTTTTATTTTATCAAACCTTTTTTCAACGCCAAACCAACAGCATCCCTAAGGAACTCTTTGCGAAATTCATAACAAGTATCTCTATTCACACCGTTTAATTCTGCAATTGTTTTCATCGGCTTCCTTTTTTCATATTTTTGATACATAACTTTACCAGTAAGCTGATTCTCATGTATCTTATAGGTTTCTGCGACAACTTCAAGCCATAGCTCCGGGTTCATTATTATCGACTGATATGGTCCATATCCAAACGATATCATACGTACTGGCTCAATGTTTTTTAATGCTGCTGTTTCTGTTGGATTACTGATAAAAGCATGCCCCCCACCGCCCGTATGCCCTTTCCTTGCAGTACGCTGCTCTTTTTCTTCATCAACAACTTTTTGTATTTGCTTACGATCCCAAAAGTATCGCTCTACATGCTTAATATACTGTTCTATTAGCATATCAGTCTCCTTCTAGCTTTTCTTTCTAAATCGCCTAAATAATGCTCCAAAAGGATTTATGTTGTCTTCTACAAGTTGGTTCAAAATAGCCTCCTCAAACTCTTCGTGTTTATGTTCTTGTTCGCCCACAACAATCCAATATTCTCGCACCCATTCTCTCGTACCGTCTGCACTTTCAAGCAAATATAAGATACCTTTAGAATCTAATTTAACACCAAGTACTTTACGTTCTCCCTTGGGCACATGTACATTATCACCTATATTAAACTTGCTTTCTATTGTTAATAACATTTGTATCGCCCTTCTTATCTGATAGATTTATTGTAAAAATACTAAACCTTCTTAAAACTAATATAAACAAAAACGTTAATATCCAATGTTCATATACAAATTCAAATATCCATTTTATTAGATCAGGATAATTCATGTCTTCACTCCTTAATCATTACATATAGCTTGGCCGCAGTATTTACAGTAGTGAGCACCATCATCTACCTCACGTCCGCATACAGGACATGCCCAGCCTTTAGGTATTTGTTGTGGAAAAGGACAGTTTGGTATAAAATGCTCTTCGACTACCAAATTTACTTCTTGCGGTATCTGCTTTTGAGCAGCCGTCAATAAAGTCATATAAGCCTCTCTTTTCTTATTCATAGGCATTTTCCAAATGATTGGTTTTAATAAAGCTATTGATCTTTCTAACTTTAGTATGTTCATTCGGGTTCACCGTCCATAATAGCCCCGCAATAAAACGATATCTTTTTAGCTTTGCCTTTATCTCCTCTATAGTCATTTGCTACCCCCTATATCTACCGATGTATGAATATAGCGTATTTTTGCTCACATTCAGCTTTTGAGCAATCGCCGGAACATCCCACCCAGCAAACCCCATTTCAAAAATTGTTGTATGCATATCGCTCCAGTCAAATGCTTTAGACGATGCCGAATTTCCAAGCGGTTGAAATATCGGAATCCCACCGTGTTTATCCATGATATCCCTAAATACTACTTTTATAGTTTTGTGCGGCTTGTAGTGCTCTTTTCCCGCTTCTGTTTCTTTCCTTTCCCTAGCTTCCTCACGCCTACGTTGCTGCTCTTGTAAATGAGCTAAACGTGAATCTGTCGATGTTAGCGGATTTGCTGCACCTTTATACTCTTGTACTGGTGTATGTTCTCCTCTAATACAAGGATTTAAACCTATAAACGCACAATAATATCTGTCCCCACAACTTTTCAGCCTGTAACACTTTTCGCAATCTATCAATTTTCTACCCCTCTCTACATCAGCACTTTCCACACTTCATAGCACCTTTCTGTCTACAATCTTTCCGTTGCCATTAAAGGTAACTTCTTCTGTTTTTATAAGCTCTCCTGCGGCATTATATGTTCTTACTGTTTCCACATAACCTTTAAGGTCACAGCCTAACTCCACATTATACGCCCTGCTATCCTCCCATGTGCCATCTTCTTCGTACTTAGGCAACCAGTGATTTCTGCGATGCCATACCGGATTACATTCTGCTTTCCAGCGATTATATTCTGCTTGTCGTTTCTTTTCCATTTTTTCGTTAAAACTACGGGCCATTACCTTTACTCCTCTCTACATCAAGACTTTCCAAACTAAATACTGGCCAATCTCCATACCTACTCCAGCGCACACTCCTTTAAATTACCAGCTTATCCAACCCGGCATTACTGTTATTCTAGGTATAATAACTTCCCATGGATGTTCGGAACTTGGTCTACCATGTTTTTTGTTGCATTGCACGATTACTCCCCACTTGCGTTTCCTTGACGATTTAGCATAAACAGAAGAAGCCATTATGTAAAAAGCTCTGAACTCTTTTATTGTTTTTTTATTCCTCATTGCCCGCACACCGCCTTATTTTTCGTATTCTTCTTTGCTAACGGCTGTAATGGTTGTAGGGTACGTTCCTTGTAACGCCAAACAGGCTAGAGCATTGCGCATTGACACTGTTAATACATAATCGCCATATCCTGTCATATCCCAACTCATTAAGCCTTTATAACTAGTTTTTCCTCTCAAGCCATTAGGCAACTGATATGTAAACCATGTAGTTACCCTATACAGCGTTGGTGCCGGTTCGATTTCGATGTAGCCCATTCTAGCCAAGGCTCTGTCGATGAGGTTTAATATTTTCGTCTTTAATTTTTTCACTGCTCCACCGCCTTAAAACACCTCTGCCGCATAAACAGGTTCTATCCCACACAGACTAGCTGCCAACGGAAAACCGCCGCTACCGTCAAACAAACTCATTAGCTTCATACGCTATCTCCTGCCCTTGCGCCCTTGCAAAACACAACCCAACGTGTTTTCTTTCGCTTGTCGCCAAACAGCGGCTCTTCCGGTGCTAACTTAACTACCTCGCTAAATGGTATTTGCACCTCGTTCCACTTGAAAACCAACGTGCCGAAAGGCCGCAATACCCTAAAACACTCCTCAAAACCCGCCTTAATATCTTCTTGCCAATTATCGGCCAACACTCCGTACTTTTGTGCCAGCCAAGAATTTTTACCAGCCTTGTTTAAATGCGGCGGGTCAAACACCACTAAATCAAAAGTATTGTCGGCGTAATCCATTTTTCTAAAATCGCCGAAAGTGTCAGGTTTAATTTCAAGTTTTCGCCCATCGCACAACGTAGTATTTAGCTCTCGGTTATCTTGATAAATCGTGTGCTTATTCTCTCGGTCATACCAAAACATTCGACTACCGCAACAAGCGTCTAGTATTCTCGCCATTTTATCTACTCCTTGTCAAAATGGGATATCCTCATCGAAAGGCACTGCTTGCCCGAACTGCTCAAACTCGCTTTTATCGCCGCTTGTACCGCCTTTATCAGATTTTCGCTCTACAAACTCCACACCATTTGCGATTATTTCCGTTACCCAGCGTTACTGCCGTCCTTAGCCTCATAGTTACGTATCTGTATTCTGCCCTCTACAATCAGCCTGTGTCCTTTCTGACAGCTATTACCGACCAACTCTGCCGGTTTGCCCCATAACACTACTGGTATGAAGTCCGCTTCCTTATTTCCGTTAGCGTCTTTAAACGGCCGGTCTACCGCTAAAGTGAACTGGCAAACTACTTTGCCGGTCTGTGTATACTTTACGTCTGGATCTTTGGTTAACCTTCCAAGCAAAACCACTTTATTCATGTTATCTCCTCTCCTTGTTCAAATATCCATCGGGTCACAATTCTCGCAGTCAGGTTCAATATCTCCATACTGCCAACGACAATATGTACAGCAGTATTTACTGTCCCAGTAATCACAGGTAGCGTCACAATCATCACAAGGGCATTGTTCTTCTTCCATTTTTATTCACCGTCCTTTATCTCAATTAATGGGCAATCTATCAGCCTAATATTTGGATCTTTAATTTCACAGACAAGAATACAGCAGCCTTTGCTCTTATCAACAGAAAATGGTAGATTCCTATAAAAGCCAACTGGATATGTCAATGGGCATTCACCGCAGTTTGCAGGCATATCCATTCCTTTAATTGCTATCATGATCTTCATCCCTCTCATAGCCTTGGCAATAAGTTTGTCCATTCATTAATACAAAGCGACAGCAATTACAGCCATAACTATCTTTATAAATTCAGAAGGTTTACCAAAAGGAGATATGATATCTAAGCCAAGGCATAGACGAGCAAAATTTTTTACGCTTAAATTTTCCCTTTGACAAATACCACAGTGAAAACTACCCAAGTATTTGCACTCATGGCACCAGCCTACGTACTTGATTTCAGGCTTTTTCATCTGCTCCACTTCCTTAAACTTCTCTAAAATCAATATCAGGGTACTTATAAAGCAGCATTTTCTTTTTGATCATATACACCTGTGTCCTCATGCCCTTGGTGTCAACATAATAAACGTGGCCGCTGGCTTCCGTAACTTTGAAATCAGCCTTGTAAATAATCGGCCTTATCTTTTTACCTGCGACCTCATAAGCAGGCTGTAAAACAAATTCAGGCTGTAATTCAATGCTTTTTACTGCACCGGTACGCTGCTGCCAAAGTAGGTTCTCATAATATTTTGCTTCTTTCCTGCTATCAAAGCGAATCCCGTCAACCTCAGTTATTGCATTGCCATATTTCAGCACAGGTACAGCCCCGGGTAAATTCGCAGGCGCCGTTACGCTGTCAGAACGAATTTTACTTACAAGGTGTGCCGGCAGTTCATTCCACGTCGTCATTGGTACATCGCCAAGGCATCTTCAAGCTCTTTCTTCTCTCTCCGATACCGAGCCACTTTCCCGCCGAGCTGACTATTCTTCCGATGCAGATGTTTGAGTTCAGTCAGTATCTGCATAAGCACTGGTTTCAATACTGGTACATACTGATCGCCTGGTTCTTTTTCGATTAACGCCATCATAATTTTTATATTTATTGGTCTCACTATTTCCAACTCCTTATATTTAAAAGGCCGCCCCCTACGGGCTAATCACCTCCGCAGGGGTATACTTCCCTTTATGCTTGTATATAGTTAGTATGCGCGGCCGTTTTAACTTATCGCCAGATCTGCCACTCTACAAAAACCTCAGCTAAAGCACAACCGAGCTGCCATAGGAAACCTACAGCAAAGATAAATAATAATGTGTATACTGTTTCATGCTTAGTCATTGTGCTTCAGTCCCTTCATGACTTATACTAATATCTTCCAAAAATCTCAAATTCTTGAAGTTTTGAATTATCTCCCGCGCCTTCACGGCCCGCAGATCATCGGACCACATCAAGCAGCTCGGGCAAATATGCACCTCAAAATATCGACCTCTGTTTACGTGACTACCCGCCGTTGTATCCTTATGGCATATATCGCAATTCATAATCTCACCTCAAAACAGTTCTGACGCTATCGCCATCTGCGTACTATCAATACGCTTTTTGGCAATATCAAAATATTTTTCTTCAAGCTCTATTCCAATAAAATTTCTCTCCAATTTTTTACAAACTACTCCGGTACTCCCGCTTCCCATGCAGTTATCAAGTACTACTCCACCAATATCCGTATATGTCTTAACGAGATATTCTAATAATGCAACTGGTTTCTGGGTCGGATGCAAACAAGTTTTATGCTTATCGCTTTCAAAATACAAAACATTTATCGGGTACCGCTCTGTGCTATCGTAATCTTTTATACAAATAGCTTTATTATATACCTCTGCTGCTTTACATTTTCTTTTGCTTGACGCCTTAGAAGTCTTACGTTCAAATCCTTTTTCTATTTGAGGGTTATATATTGGCTTATGTCTATAGAAAACAGTAATATCTTCCATAACCTGCAAAGGCATCACTTTAGCATTCAGATACCCATTTGCTATATTTTTTAACCATACCCAGCTATAGCGGTACCATTTTCGATTACTATTTATTAAGTCAGTTGTAAAAGGCTGCTTCCCAAATAATAAAACGGCACCATTGCTTTTTATTATGCGTTTATATTGATTCCAAAGAACATCAAGCTGAATTGCTTTATCCCATTTGCAAGCCGTTGTGCCATATGGCAAATCGCAGAATATCATATCAACACTGTTATCTGGTATCTCTTTCATGAGATCCAAACAATCACCTTGCCACAATGTTATATCTCCCATTGCCTACCTCCTAAAGTTGACTGTCTATCAAAATGTTCTTCGCCTAAAATCTGTAGTTCTGCCATATCTGCAGCAAGGTTATACATTTTTGCGTGCTTATTATTTCCATGTGTATCGGTAACCTTAGCTCTAAATTCGGCAATAGTCCCTAAGAAACAACCACAAGACACTGTTATACCTTTGTCTTTATTTTTAAAAAAACGTAGTGAAGCCAAACCTACTACCAATACGCCCAATTAGTAAATAGTCAGCGTTGCCGGACACCCAAGCGTTGCCGGACACCCAAGCGTTGCCGTACACCCAAGCGTTGCCGGACACCCTAGCGTTGCCGGACACCCTAGCGTCGCCAGTCTGCGCTAAGTTATCCTCTTTTTCTACGTATCCGCCAAGTTCACCAACTTCAACACTCTCAAAGCTAATTAAAGCCTTAATCCTAAATAATTTCTTGCCCCATTTTTCTATAAACTCTGCTGTTAATTCATACTTTTTCATAGTTACCTTGCTCCTTATAATCAAACTTTAGTTAAATCACCTTGACGACGTGTTGACTGTTTAGGTGTTACATCTGGCACTAACGGATGGTATTTATAACACCGTTCACGATCAGCGACCACATAGGTAAATCCGCTTTCTTTGTCCACCCTCAAAAACGGCTGGTGTCCACTGTACGGGCAATCACCAGTGTTAATGCATTCAGCGCATTTTCGGTCAACGTCTGCGATAAAGTTAATATCGCAGTAATTGCGCTGCAAGAAGCTATCGTCGGCGTCAGGGAAAATCCTCTTTGCTGCAGCTCTAACTTTATCGCTTATTGGTGGCCGTAGCTCACCAAATGTTTTACCAGCATCAAGGTCAGCAAATAGCTTCTTCACAAACTCATTCGCCGCTTTAGAATTACGCTCAATAGCTTTCTTTTCTTCGCGAATTTTATTCTGCCGAACTATCGACAGCGCTGTATTGATGTCGAACCACGTTGCCCAGCGCGTATTGTTATTGGCCACCCACTCAACAGCTTCTGCCCAATCTTTGACCTGTGTATACTTGTATTGCTCCAGCGTTTTAGCCATAAAGTTTTCCCGCTGCACATCATTCATCGGTGGTGGAGTTAAGCCAGCTGCCCGCCATACCACAAACGCAGCCTCTATATCGCCGATATCAAGCATTCAAATCACCTCACCATGCCCATTCTTTTTTCTGCTCTGTAACCCGTATCTCATCTTCCCAACGCCTATCCTGCAAGAAGGTTTCAGGGTATGGAATATAAGCCCCGTTGCTTTCTTTCCAACGGCTTGTTTGCTTATACTGCTCAACAGCAGCTATGATTTTTTCATACAGCTCCACACATGGATCAACCAGCTTGTTCCACTCGATTTTAGCTACAGGCTTTTTCACCTTCACTGGGTATGCTTCCCAAAATCGGGCAAAATATTCTTCCCGCTCACAATCAGGCGCTTCTTGTTTCTTTTCGTTTTGTTTATTATTAATAATATTATTTATATATACTTTCTTCTCCGCGCGAGATTGTGTTACAGGTTGTGTATCAGTTTGTGTTACAAGTTGTGTTACAGGTTGTGTATCAGTTTGTGTTCGGTATACGATACACAAATCAAATATCTGATAAAAACCTGATCGACTACCTTTGCCGCCCTGGTATGAAATCAGCCCCATCTGAATTAGAGTATTCCTATGCCTACTTAACTCAGTCCGAGAAATTCCACACACCGATTGCAGCATCGTGCTGGACACGGTAAACTCTTTTTGCCAGCCGCCTAAATTGTTGAAGTGCAATAATGCCATATACAAATCAGCAGCTCGGCTATTAAGTTGGTTGAGTAACCGCCAGCTCCAAAACGCATTCATCTGTGCAACGTAGTTCATGATAATCCTTTCAGTCGTCTAAATAATTTCTTCCGATGATCTTCATAAAATCTTCTCTGCTATGGGTTTCTTCAAACTTACGTTGGCATACCCTCTTCAGCAGTAAATCTGTTTGCCTCTCTTGGTGCGGGCTGTTCTTTCCCCTATGTAACTCCGGAGTAAGCCAAACTTTAAAACCATATTTTTCACTTATTTTTCTCAACGGTCCAAAGAAACAATGATGTTCTTCAAGTGGTACATTTTGCGCTCCAGATAGATAACAATATTTTTCCATCTGTATGATACTCTTAGACATTTTATTTACCCCATTCTGCAAGCATAAGCGCCCTGTCAGCGTCGGAAATAAGATTGACACCGATCTCCCTTGCATCGTTAATAGTGCCGTCCAGTAATCGACTAAACTCAAGCGTATTGTATGTGCTACTGCCAAAATAGCATTGTAGTTGTACGCCTGTTTTTCCGTTGACAGTAACCTCTCCCAAGTCCTTAACAGCACGCCACTCTGACTTAAATCGTTCTGCGGCGTTGTGCTTTGCAATAATATGAGTAAATACTCCGTAACGTGACAACATTTCAAGATATAGCGCATCTTTATTTGTCCGTAGTTTAGCTGCCATTTCATTGAGCAGAAACCATAATGCCGCATTAGCATCGAGGCTACGATTCTTTCTGACAAGTTTTAATTCGAGCTGCAAAGGTTTACCCTCGTCAGCTTTTTTCTTTAGTTCTGCGACCTCTTCTGCCTCTGATGGTGACAGGGGGACTATAAGACTTGCCCCCTGCCATGTCTGAATCAGCTGAAGGTCTTTTACCGTGGTTTTCATTTTACTTCTACTGCCTTAGCGTTTATCGCAGCTCTTATGGCCTCATGGGCATTCACATATTTATCGTCGTTTAAGAGTTTTTCAAGTACTTCAATTTTCAAAAACTCAACATCATGCCAATCACCGTTTTTATCCTGGATTTGACACTGTACTCCGTTGATAAACCTTACCGCTCCATTCTCACTAACTGATGTAATGTTAATCGGACTTTCTACAGGTTTTTTATCCTTTTTTTCTTGCCTTGCCATTGCTTTTTCTCCGTCATCATCTTCCTGCGCCAGACCAACCATCGCGGCAAGAGCATATCTTCTGCCGTAAGTAATTGCGCTGCCAATGGCTTGCGGATCTAATTTAGTGACAGTCATTGTTAGAGTGCTGGATATATACTGCCCGCTTGAATGTGCAAGCATCGTTGTAATGTTCAGTCTGCCGTTCTCATTGATTTCTTCCGGCATCTGGATAACTGATATTTCATTTGCAGTTAATGCTTCTCTGCACGTGTTCCAACATTCAGCCAGATCTGCATATTTACTTTTGAAAAACGGATTACTGCTGCTTTTCTTTGCCCCTTCAATCTGCCCCTGTGCCTTTGCCAAAGCGGCGGCAAGTTCATTTATCTGTTCACTCTTCAACATTGGTCAGACCTCCAGTCTTCTATTTTATTTTCGATAGTATTTGCGCTGTTATGAATCCACTTTAGAAGCACGCTGACTTTGGCTTCATCCCCATCTAGATCATCCATTTCTTTCAGATTCTCTAGAATAGCCTCTGCTTCATACCGAAGCGAATATACTAAATCATCAAATTTATCCATACTTGCAATCCTCCAATTCTTTTGCTAAAATGAAGGTGGACGCTAAACTTTGTAAAATTTACATGTCCACCCTGAGCTATCGAAGCTGCAACTTCGGTAGCTCTTTTTCTTTTGCCTATTCATCTCAACACCCCTACAGTCACTACAGCAGCCATAATAGCAATGGTAGTTGCTACGGTAAAATCTCTAATCATAAGCCTGCCACCTGCCCCATAGCGTAGCCTATGTCATATATCAGCTTAACTACTGTTGCTATAGCCAAAGCAGTTAAAGACCATACACAAGGCTGTTCCTTAATACTCTCTTTCATTACTACTGCTATTCCTGCTACTTTGATTAATGCTTTCATAATTCAACCTCCTATAAAGCCTTTAACGCTGCTTCAAAATCAAAATTTTTCCTTCGCTTACGACTTCGCTTTATCCCATTAGATCGATATTCCATATTCTCACGCATAACTTGTGCTAAAGCTTCATCAACTAGCGGAGGATCTAACCTATATACCTTACCAATCCGAAGGTATGGGACAATTCCTTCACGGCAATACCTTCGAATGGTAACCAACGATAAACCTCTGCTTTTTGCATAATCATCACACGACACAAGCTCCATCTTCCTGATACTCCTTTCTTTCAATTTCATCAATATCCTTACTATCTTTAACATACTTTTTTTCAAATTCTTCAGGGCTTAAATTTTTTACCACTTCGACAAACTTTGCCAAAGCTTCATCTTTCTTGTTCATGGTATATCCTTCTTTCAAAGTTGATATACCAGTCGAAGCGTGTTATAATGTTCTCGTCAGCTTCGGCTGGTGCAAGAAACACTCGCTAAACTTTCCACGGTAGAGGCGGGTGTTTCTTTTTTGTGTTGTAAAAGAACCTGCTCCTTCTTATAATGATTGTAGGAAGGAGGTGATTGTTATGGTATATAATGATGAAATATCAAGAGATTTTGTTGTTGCCCTTATCCATAGTGGGCAAATCAAAAATGCTGATGATGCAGTTAAAACATTCCAAAATATTTTAAGGTTACTTTCTCCAGAAGTTGCCGATACTCAGTCTGTTTCGAATACTGCAAATACAGAATATGATCCGTTCAAATCTCTTTAGTGTCTGCTACATGTATTTCAAAAACGAGGGTATGGTCTTTTCCATACTCTTGTTTTATTTTTTTGATAAAATCTGACAAAGATTCTTGCCATTCTCGTTTATATGAATTAACAGATATATGACATTTTATTATTGGTTTTCTACTGAAAAATTCCATCTTTATACTCCTTTTTATTTTCGCTTATATTTTTCTCAAACCGTTTTTTTCGTTTCTTTTAAGAAACTTTCGAGGTAAAAAAAATAGCCATTACTTTCTCATCCGAAAGATGTAACACTTTAATTATTTCGTTCATTTCCGATCTACTAAATTCGGTAATGCCTCTAATCTTCTTTGACCAAGTACCTTTAGGCATTTGAATTTTCAACAAAAAATCTTTCATTTTTAATCCATTCAATTTGATTTCTGCCATAAGCATATTTGAATTCATTTTACTCCCTCCTTTCGTTTCCTTTAAGCAACTTAATTTTACTTCAATACATTTCATATGTCAATACCTTTTGGAAACTTTTTTCTCTTTTGACGCTCGATTAGTTGCCAAAACGAAACCTTGATGTTATAATAATTTTACAGGAGGATATTATTATGAATATTCAAGATTTAATATATACAAGAAGGAAGCAATTAAATTTAACACTTGAGGAAGTTGCCAATCATGTTGGCGTCAGCAAAAGTACTGTAAAAAAATGGGAAACTGGATTTATAAAAAATATGCGTCGTGACAAGATGGCGCTATTAGCAGAAGTATTAAAAATTCCTCCAACATCTTTATTGACTGATGAGAATGTAAATTCTGAACACGAACATTATTACATTGATCCTGAGGCAGCAAAGATGGCCCAAGAACTTTATGACAATCCAGGTATGCGTATATTATTTGATGCGGCCAAAAATGTATCTCCGGAAGATTTAAAAGTAGCTGCAGAACTCATTTCAAGAATGAAAAAGAAAGAAGAATACGAAGAGTAACAGGAGTGATAACCGTGATATCAAGGGTGGTTCTTGCAGACCTTCCTTGCAAAATAGGTGGATATTGCGTTACAAATGCGGATGGAGAAAAAATATGTGTCTTAAATGCACGTCTTACCTATGAAGCAAACAGAAAAACTCTTCTGCATGAGCAGGAGCATATTATAAATAATGACTTTGATAACTATTGTTTTGTTGACGAACTTGAAGCTCAACGTCATAAATGAATTTAATAAAAACTATAAGTATAGAGGCACTAAATTATGGATAATAAATTTAAAATTAACACTATTAATCTTACTAACATTTTGTTATTAATTATCATATGTATGCTTTGTTTCCAAGCGTATCAAATAAATTTAATATCACAAGAAATTGATAGCCTTTGGCTTATTAAATCTGGTATGGATGATATATATCACGACTTGCGCTATATTCAACGCGAACTGTCTGATATACATTCTTACCTTATAAGTTTGTAAAAACATCCCAAAAAATATAATAAAAAAAGGAAGTGAAGCAATGTACGGCGACGGAACAATATGGTACGACAAAGCACGAAAAAAATATTGTTACGACTATTGTGACAACGACGGTAAACGTCACCGTAAACGCTTTACCACCGAAAAAGAAGCCAAAGAATTTAAGAAAGAAATTCGTGCAGAACGTGATAAAGGAAATCTTACATCCTCTACAATTACCATTGGAGAGTGGGTAATAGAATTTTTAGAAACATATCAAAAACCACACCTACGCAGTAACAGTTTTACAAGGCAAAAACAAAGTGCTAATAAGCTTGCTCCTATTGCACATATACCCATTGACCAGCTCAGCGGCAAAGAAATACAAAAGCTGTATAATAGCTATGACGGTGTTTTAAGTACCTCTTCAATAAGTAAGATACATAAGTTACTTTTCGCCGCTTACAAGAAAGCTGTGGCTCTGAGAATGGTACAATATAATCCAATGCAAGCTGTTGAACCGGTGAAAATCAAATATAAAGAAATGTCAGTATTTTCTTTTAGTGAACTGCTTCGCATCTTCCGTGTACTACGGACCAATAAATACTATAAAAAATACTACACATTATTTTATTTGCTCCTAGTACTTGGCTGCAGGATAGGTGAACTTCTTGCAATAAAATGGGAAGATATTGATTTTGATAAAAGAGAAATTTGTATACAACGCGCAAAAGACAGTGGTACTGGTCAAGTATTCCATGATCCTAAAACAAAAGCCGGTATACGTTATATTCCGATTGTCTATGATGCATGCATAGAAAGACTAAAAGCTATGCAGACAAGCGGTAAAATCACTTATATAAACGGCTTCGTATTTTGTACCGAAAGCGGCAAAGCCCTTAACTATGGAAATATCCGACGTGCTTGGGTAAAGATATGTGAGTTGGCCGGAGTAAATAAAAATATCCATACATTCAGGCATACATTTGCAACAGCAGCACTCACCAAAGATATACCCATCTTAGAAGTATCAAGGTGTCTTGGACACGCTGATGCAAACACAACACTTAAAATGTATGGACATGCAATGCCAGGATTTAACAGACATATAATAGACCTTTTTCAGAAGAAAAAAACAAAGAGTGCGACCAAAACTGCGACCATAAATCAACAAAGCTAGTTATATCAATGGTTTTAAAGCTTACAACAAGCCCTCCGGAGCCGTGTGCGGTGGTTCGATTCCACTCGGGCGTACCAGCAAAAAATTACCGTCAAAGCCTAGTTTTTAAGGGCTTTG